GCACTCGCTGTGGCGACTCCTCAGTTTGGTTCGCCAAAGATTGCTAATCGTCACGCCTCAAAATCCTTGTACAATCGGCTTCCTGTCGCGCCTTCCTGTCCTTGGTACTTTCCTTGGTACGGTTGAGCGGTTGGTTCGTCCAACTGAAAAAAGACAATTTGGCAAATTCTCACGCCAGCCTTTAGCAGAATCGGCTTTTCTGATTGGTTGTACAGTTCAAGCGTAATCTGGCCTTGAAATCCAGAATCGACGAATCCGGCATTTTGAATCTGTAAGCCCAACCTTCCGACTGAACTTCTGCCAGCCACAAAAGCCGCTAAGTGATTTGGAACGCTAATTTTTTCTTGAGTTGAAGCCAGAACAAACTTGTTCGGCTCCAGCAGGAAGTCATCCGTCACCGTGTGTTGATAAACGCTTTCAGAATCCAGAAACAAAAACTTCTGCTTTACGCCTAGCTGAGAAAAGCTGTTGGACAAGTGCAGATCCACGCTCGACGGCCCCACCTGGGCAAATCGTGGCAAGTGGCCTAAATCCTTCAATCGGTTCAAGGCTTGGTGCGAGAGAATCATTGGCTTAAATTTTTATGATTTCGCAGAGAATGCCGCAATCGTCCACGATTGGGGCTGAGTGGCGGCCTTTTGATGGGTCAAGTTCATCTAAAAAAACGCCTTTGATGCAGGATGCTCCAACCTCACGCTCAAGCCTCGCTCGTTTCCAAAACACTTCAGGAAAGTCCTCACGGATCTTATTCCAGTAGCCCATTCCGCCTTTAACGCAGCCGACGCAATTATTGTTTAAATAACCTAACTCATACATTGCTGGACGTTTGATTCCTGAAGCCTTGAGTGTTTCGTGAGCATGTTCTTTGGTCATTTCATGCTCAATCAATGGGAACCAGTGTTCTTGTTTTGGCATTGAGTCATAAAGGTTGTCCGCCCGGTCTGCCTCGTTGTAATCCATGCCCCAAACGTAGCGCAACGGTTTGGTTATATTCATTTCCCACTCTTGACGGACTCGACGCTTTAAAGATTTAGTGCAAGCTGCGCCAGATGGTCCGTTTATGTAGCCTCGTCCGCCAGACATTTTGCAAGCAGTTTCAACGTCTTTGTATCTGCTCTGGATTATCTCAACAGGTTTGCCAAACCATTCTTCGCAATCAGTTATAAATCGCGTGGTGTCTGGATGTTGGTCTTCAATGTGAGCGTAAATAATCCGGTCAATTTCTTTGATTGCCAGTTTTGTTGCTACTGCTGAAGAGACACCTGCTGAAAACCAAGAAACTGTAAGCATTATAAATCCGCTCAATCAAAGTCTTTGTCGTTCTGTGAATAAATCCTGATTTGTCCTTCGGTCCCCCAGCGTTTGCTTGCGTGAACGTCCCAAATTTCTTTGTCTTCTTTGCGTAGTGCGTCTTCGAGTGATTTCAAGAGGTTCGATAAATCCGGTGTTTGCTTGTGAGGTCTTCCGTTCATCAGTGACTTCTGGCGAATCGACCAGCTTTTGGGCATGGGAATGACAAACTCAACGGCAAAGCTGTCTGGCAGAACAAAATTCATATCCATCGCTTGATAACGAAGCTCATCAGCGAAAAGTCTATATCTGAGCGTTGACTTTGAAGGCGACCACTTATCCCGAATGCTCTGCCTTGGCTTGGGTACTGGTCTGATATTGAAGGTAATCATTAGGTGCTTGCAAGAGTCTTCAACTGAGTCAGGTACTGCTTTGAGAGTTGTTGACGTTTACGACAATCAACAGAAGCCAAGGCTTTTGGTTCTTGAATCCGATACTTCGCAATGACATTCAAAACTGCGTTGATGTCGGCAATAGTGGGCCATTGGCTCACTGTGCTGATGACTTTCGTAATGGCTTTGGAAAAGTCAGCTTGTTCAATCTGAGCCTCATTGCAAAAGGCTTGAACCCAGAGTTGGGGTAATCCTTCCGGTATGGGTCTGTTCAAATTCATCGAAACCATTGCCAAAGCCTGAATCACCTGTTTCTCCGTTACGTTCTGCATAATCCTCCAACATGCGTTTGACTGATTGTTCTTGTGCGGTGAGTCTTCGAGGTTGTTCTTGCGGCTTGCCTCGGATTGCTAGCAGTGGCGGTTCTTGGTACTGGTCAATCAATTCGCCTTTCAAAAATGTTGTGGCGTCTTTGGTGAACTTGTCTCCGCAACTCTGGAAATAATGCGCGGTTGCTCTTTGGATCTGCTCAAGGCTGAAACTCTGCAAAAGGTAATTGAAGTTCTCTGAAGCCTTCCACTTGTCGCCAGGATCCTTGTTTGAGTTCGTGAGGTAATATTTCCACCAAATCTCGAAATCCTCTGAATAAGATTTAGAAACGTATTTTCTTTTGTTTCTTTTGTTCTTTGTTTCTTTTGTTATCTCTTTATTTTGTAGCGTTGGATTTCCCTGCGTAGGTTTTTCCAACGTAGGTTTTTCCAACGTAGGTTTTTCCAACGTAGGTTTTTCCAACGTAGGTTTTTCCAATTCAGGCAAATCATCACGCAGACCAGTGACGAGGTAAACGTAATCCCCAAGCCTTCCATCCGGTTTGCGGATCCTCGAACCTCGCTGAATGTAGCCAGCGTTCAGTAGCTCATCCATAGCCTTTCGAGTAGAGTCAATGCCGTCTGTTGCGTGTCTGGCTAATTCTGAAAGCCGAATGTTCCAATCTCTCGGCAGACTGAGCAGGTACACCAGCAAGCCTTTGGCTTTCCAGCTAAGTGAAGAATCTTGAGCGGCTTCATTACCGATAACCGTGTAAGGTCCGTCAATGCGTTTGCCAATCATTCAAACCTCTAGCGTTTCGATGGGGTTCAGTGCCTTGATGGGTACAAACCAAGCTGGTGAACGAACGTCTGTTCTCCAGAACTGGTCTTGCTTGCCTTCGCTGCCTCGAATCCAGCCGTGAATCTCGTAAAATGGGGAATTGCCAGTAACCAAAACAAAGTTGTCTTCTTCAGAGTCAATCGGTCTGATGATGAGGCTTTTGTGGCTCAATGCCGTTCGCACCTGGAAGCCGCAAACGTCTGGTTTCTTGAAAGTATCCACGCTGCCGTCCCAATAGCGGCCTAACGCCTTGGCAACCGCTAACTCACCACATGCGCCTTCGAGGTGATTGTGCCAATCGTAGCGAGTCTGGTTGGTGGAATCCTTGCGCTGATACTTGATGTTGGCTAGGTTTCGCAATCTGCCGATTTCGGTTGCCATTGCGAGTTCATGCCACGACAGCTTGATTCTCATCTGTCTCCGGTATCAGTCCCAAACGGTCTTCGGTCTGGGTCATCAGTTGCGTCAATGCCTTAATTTCTTCCTGACTGAGCTGCTTGTGATTGCTCGCTTCTCGCGCCATCCGTCGAGCGTTTTCGTAACCGTTGCGGTTCTTGGTTTCTTCGAACTGAGCCTTGCAACGCTCAAAGACCGGATTGCTCTTGGCCTCAATAAATGGTTCTGGCGGATTTGGTTCAGCGGTTTCTCCGTTCTCATCAAACTCTGCATCTAAGCCAGTGATGCCAAAACACAAGCGGATGGCTTGCTTCATCGCTGCCTGTCTCAGCATCCGGTTTGGGTAGTTCTTCCAAGCAGGACTTCGTTCGTTATAACAATCGCTTAGATATTCTGTCACCTCAGTTGGGTGTGTTCGGTCTTTGCGATAAATGCGAGCCGTTGCGGAAATGACTTTGCCTTTCTCATCAGCCTCTCTGCCAAATTCAATTCGCTCAAACTGCGGATGGTTGTTCATGATCTTAATGTACCCATCCACTGAAATACTGGTGGTGATTCCTCCTTTATTGTCTGGGAATGCCCAAATTTCCTTTGTTACCGGATTTAACTTGAACTGCTTGGCTATCGTCAAAAACGCAACCAAGTGTTCTTGCTTGGTTCCGGTTGGTAAAATTGACTTCGACAACACTTCGTGCAAAGTGTTTTGGTCAACACCTAACTCTGACGCTACTGATTTGATTAATTCGTTCATGAGCATCCTAAAGAATGAGAAAAATTGCAGTTTATATTATGACAAGGCTGGTATATACAAACCTTCCTCTTTTAACCTTCTTATTGCTTCTTTAGCACTGCTTGATTTGCCTC